GAATGCCAACAACCAGAGAATGGATGGACGAAGGATACAATAAGATTCGTCACTACGACAAGCAGTATTCAGAATGGCTATGTGTTCGTGAATCAATTCGTGTAACTACAGTAAAACCTTCAGGATCAGTTTCATTACTTTCTGGAGCATCTCCAGGAGTTCACTGGTCTGTTGGTGGAGAATATTTCTTACGTGCAATTCGTTTTGGAAATACAGATCCAATGCTACATTTATTTAAAGCGGCAGGGTATAAAATTGAAGATGATTTAGTATCAGCAAATACTAGTGTAGTATATTTCCCAGTATCTTCAGGACATCCAAGATCAGAGAAAGATGTAAGTTTGTTTGAAAAGATTGGTCTTGCTGCAACTACACAAAAATATTGGTCAGATAATGGAGTGTCTGTGACTTTATCTTTTGACAAAGAAACAGAAACAAAACATATTGCTCCAGCACTTCATATGTACGAGGGTCAATTGAAAGCAGTTTCTTTCCTTCCAATGGGAAATCACACTTATCCACAACAGCCATACACACAAATCACTAAAGAAGAGTACGATGGTTATGTTGGAAAGGTTGCTCATATTAACTTTGATGCAATTTATGACGGTATTGAGAATCTTGATTCCGTTGGAGAAATGTATTGCACAACAGATTACTGTGAAATAAAATTAGAAACTAGCAACTAAAATTAAGCCTTAGTGTGGTAAAATAGAGTAATAATGAATACTCCTTCTAATTTATATGCCGAAAAAATTTTTGCCGAGCATCCGCTTGCAATTTGGCCATTAGATGATTCAGCAGACTATATCTCTTTAATATCAGAAGCACAAAGGGATATTAGTAATGCCACCAACTGGACATTAACAGGTGGGACAGTTATTGCTGGATCAACTCCAGTTTTTAATGGAGAAAACCAAGTTCAACCATTTCCAGATAGTTATCGCAAAGTTTTTAGATCAACGCTTCCTTCTAGTACAAATACAACATACTATATAAAAAGTCCAAACTTGGTAAATTTTCAATCTTTAAATCCTACACTACAAACTTTTGCTTTAAGCACATACTACTATACAGCAAGTGCAAACATTGTTTCAATATCTATTGGTTATGAGTATGATGGAGGATCACAGTTTAAAGATTTTACAATTATTGAATCAGAAGTTTGGACTCCAATTTCAGCAACATTTACTTTTCCAGACCTTGACAAAGAATTTAAATTTGTTATAAAAGTTGTTTCCTCTCCAGGAGGAGCAACTATTGCAGATTATAATATTCATTTTAATGGGATTACTGCAGGTCAACACAGTGAAGAGTTTAATGCAACATCATTAGGTCAAACAAAACTTTCAAGTCCAGCAACTATTAATTTATCTTTAGATGGAGTAGTTGAAGCAAATGCTTATGGTCTTAATGCAAATAGCGGATATTATGTTGTTGACAACAATTCTTTGGCTGGTAAAAATTTTGGTGTACCGCTTGTTTATGGATCAGACAGAGCAGTTCAGTTAATCCCACACTCAGAAATAATTGATTATAGAACTTGGGAACAGGTTGCTGAAGAAAGTTGGTCTTATTGGAAAAATACAGAAGACTCTTGGACAGATATAAATTATTTTGTAGATGAAGCAGATTTAATTACAAATACTCAACCATCTTTTATTTTTCCAGGCTATGGATTTTTAAATGAATCTGGTAGACACAATGATTATACTTTAGAGGTTTGGTTGCAGGCAGATGTAAATACATCAGATGCAAAAAGAATTTTGGGACCAATAGGATCAACAGATGGTCTATATGTAAAAGATTGTTTTTTAACTTTGGCAATTGATGGAAATTTTATTTCACATTTTGTTGGCGAATGGTATAGACCAATGCTTATTCATATTAAACTTATTAAAAATAAGGCAATTCTTTTAGTTAATGGTGAAGAGGTTGGATCATTAATATTTGATACATTGTTAATGAATCTTCCTTCACAATATGATGAAATACACACAACCGAAAGTAATGACTGGATTGCTTTCTATGCATATGAAACATATGTGGATCAAATTAAGATTGATTGTATTTCTTTATATCCATATTCTATTTCAACAAATGCAGCAAAAGTTCATTATATTTTAGGTCAGGGTATACCAACAACACCAGAAATTATAGATAATTATTATGGTGGATCAACAGTAGAAATAGACTATCCATTTGCAGGATATAGCAATAACGTTACATATCCAACTACAAGGTCTTGGGATTCTGGAATTGAGGATAATTTGATTCCTGGAATATCAACACTTAAAACCCCAGACTATCAATTGCCTAACTTTGTTCTACCTGAAAATAAAACTATAACTGAACTAGAGGCTGCTAATAAATTGATTCAAACCACAGGGTCAAAATTTTTTAGTTTGAAACCATCCGGAACCTGGGACACAAATTCTTATATATATTTTGAAAATCTTTCGTTTATTTCAAACACTATAGATTCTATTGTTGGAACATTTAAATTAGAAGAAAATCAAAATGCTATGTTCTTGTACATAACAGACGGAGTAAACAGTTTTGCCATTAAAAAAGAATCTACTCTACTAAATTATGTTTTTACTTATGCTGGAGTTTCAACTACGATTAGATCGCATACTTGTCCCGTTACAACTTTTACTGCCGGAATTCAAATTTCAAAATTAATTGCAAACAATACAACAGGTGGGCTTGCTCAATTTTTTGCAAATCCAGGATCATTAAAACTATATATTGGAAGCCAACCAAATAAAGAAAATATGTTTACTGGAAATATATATAATGTTGGAATTAATACATATAAGCATACATCTTTTACGCTAGACTCATACTTCTACGATGATGGAACTTTTAATTTTGCAAACTCTACCATTAATCATGTTTCTAGTTATACCTTATTTTCTTTTGAAGATTATGGAAAGTTTTTTATTGATATTTCAGTTTTTGGTTATTGGGAAGATTATATTCCACTATCAGTACTTGCAAAAGATGTTTTAGATGAAGACGAAGAAACTATAACAGATATTGATTTTATTCAGTTTAATATTGACTATCCAGCACCATCTGAAGTAAAAGAAGAGGGAGACACCTATTGGGTAGACAATTCCGATTCATTAAATACTAACGATTCAAACGTAAGAGTATATGTTACTTTTCAAGATATTTCTCAAGGCATTACGCAGACAGACTCAGACTATGCAACAACAAACCCAGCAATTAAAAAAAGAATATTAAATTTAAATACTGAAGCGGATTGGCAAACTGAAAGGTTTGAAATTGTTGATAATTATTTAATTTATCCATCAAAAAATATTGATTTTAACACTATATCAATGGTTTACTCCATTAGGTTTAAAGTGTTTGGTATATTACATAATAAACTTTCTTTAAGAAAAATAGAGTTTGCAGCAAAAAGTTTAAATGCAAATGATTCAAATCCAGTAACAAGTAGATATGGAATAGATTTAATTCCATACAAATTGGCAAGTGGTGTTGCTGATTACAAAGGAGTAAATCCATATGTTATTGACAAAGAGAGTGTTCCATATTTATATCTTACAAGAAAAAGCGGGATTGAATTAAGAGACGGACTAAACAATTTAAGTCGTGGATTCAGTATTGACATTAATCCAGGCTTAGACCTTAAGTATTCTTTAAGTGCTATTCAAATGTTTATTAGGTCAGATTTATGGGCATTTCCTGAAGATCCAGTTTTAATATTTGAAATAGAGTATGCAAACGATACAATAGAATTTTATATTCAAGCCAACTCGTTGAATGCAGACAGAGCAACTATTTCTGCTAAAACAAAATCTGATGGCCTACCATTTACAGAATTGTATTATTATTTAGATGGACTTTATGTGGCAGAGCCAACTATGTCAATTCAAAGATGGGCAGTTTTAGGTATGTCTTTTCCAGTTAACCTTAATTTAAATTCTTACAATGGAAAAATAAATTTAAAACATCTAATGACTTTTAATAACATATCTTTTTATAAAGGAACCAATTCACAACTTGAACAACAGATTTTGTTTAGAACGTGGGGAGAAATAAACGATCAAAATTGGAACTATTGGGACGATTCAAATTGGGATAACGTTTTAGTTAAGAGTAGGGACAGCAGGTATATTGTTAATCCTGCAGAGGTTTATAAGAATTACGTTGGCACAAATAAAATTATTGTAGATGACAATGAAGGTATTTATATGGAGACTGACTATTTGAAGGTATTTAAAGACGCCACTTGGCAAAGTTCTATATCAACTGTAGCATAATATGGTATACTAATGGTTATGAGAGAGAAAAAACCAGGAGAAGTTGGTAAGTCCAAGATCAAACTTATTGAAAAAAACTATGACTGGGGTTTGTATTTCTGGGAAAAACCTAATGGCAAGGTCTTTGGAGATGGTCACGGAAACCTTTTAAACATTCCTGCACGTAAAGGTGATCTTGAAAAAATCATGGAATTACGCAAAGCAGCAGAATATTGGGGTCAGCCAGAAGGAAAACCAGTTTTTCATCCTGGTGTAAACCGTGTAAGTGAGATGGAATACTCTGAGCAGATTGCCAGAATGAAAGAAGGACTCATTCCTAATATGAATGATTTGGGCGCAGTTCATGCAGCACAGCAAACAATAAAGGAGCATGGTTCCGATGATTGATGAAGAAGAGTACTATCTTGGAGCAAGTATTGATAATCTTGCAGACAAAGAGGATGAATTTAAAAAGAACGATCCTTTTAATAAAAACTGGGATTTTATTAAAAATTTAAACAATCTTGATCAAAATTTTAAAAGGCGCACTGCTCGTACTCTTGGCAAGGCAGTAGATCCAACTTCCGCATATTTAGATAGCGCAAATGCAGTTCAGTCTGGTACAGATAATACAAAATCAAAAGCCATAAATCCAGGAACAGCAGTTAGAAATGGTTATGGACTTTTTGATGTAATTACACCTCCTTACAACCTTTATGAATTGGCAAACTTTTACGATACATCTTTTGCAAACCATGCTGCGATTGACGCTAAAGTAGAGAATGTTGTTGGTCTTGGTTATGATTTTGTTGTTTCTTCACGTACCATGCTAAAACTTGAAAATGTTGAAGATGAAAATTCTCTTGGTCGTGCTCGTAAAAGAATTGAAAGAGCAAAAATTGAAATGCGTGATTGGTTAGAAAACCTTAACGATGACGACAGTTTTACAAAAATTATGGAAAAAATTTATGTAGATGTACAGGCAACTGGAAATGGATACATGGAAATTGGTCGTAAAGTAACAGGAGAGATTGGTTACATTGGTCATATTCCATCAACAACAATGCGTGTTCGCAGATTAAATGACGGATATGTTCAGATTATTCAGCCATCAGTTACATACTTTAGAAATTTTGGGGCAAAGAATCAAAATCCTGTAACAACAGATACGAGACCAAATGAGGTTATTCATTTTAAACAATACTCTCCATTAAATACTTATTATGGAGTTCCAGATATTATTTCAGCCCTCTCTTCACTTATTGGTGATCAACTTGCATCAAACTACAATATTGATTATTTTGAAAACAAGGCAGTGCCAAGATACATCATTACACTTAAAGGTGCTAAGTTAAGTGCAGATGCAGAAGACAAAATGTTTAGATTTTTACAAACTGGATTAAAGGGTCAGTCTCACAGAACTTTGTATATTCCGCTTCCAGGAGATACTGAAAATAGTAAGGTTGAGTTTGACATGAAGCCAATTGAAAATGGCGTTCAAGAAGGATCTTTTAAAGAATACAGACTTCAAAATAGAAATGATATTTTAGTAGCCCATCAAGTGCCATTGTCTAAATTAGGTGGGGGAGATTCTGGGTCAATTGCTAACGCACTGGCACAAGATCGTACATTTAAAGAACAGGTTTCTCGTCCAGCACAGAACGAAATATCAAAACTAATTAGCAAAATTGTTCGTGAAAAAACCGACATTCTTGAACTTAAATTTAACGAACTTACGCTTACCGATGAAATTGCTCAGTCTCAAATTCTTGAACGGTATGTTAAAACCCAAGTAATGATGCCAAATGAAGCAAGAGAGAAACTTGGATTGCCACAAATTAAAGATGGAGATATCCCATTTGAAATGAGTCCAAGACAAGAAACAGATGCTAGAGCAAACTTAGCAGGGAATAGAGAAAGAGATTCACAAAGAGCAAACAATAATTCTGATAGCCCATCCACAATTTCTGGAAGAAATGCACAAGGCGAAGGCAGATCTTCTAATTAATAAAAAGTATTAAAATAGTTGGTATAATAGTAAGGATATGGATATCATTAATAAAGCGCATTGGAAATCGGATGGCAACAATCTTAGATTGTCTATGCCAATCTCAAAGATTGATCAAGAGCGCAGAATTGTTTCGGGATTTGCAACTCTTGATAATTTAGACAAACAAAATGACATTGTAACAAGCGATGCAAGCATAAAAGCATTTGCTGCTTTTAAAGGAAATATAAGAGAAATGCATCAACCATCTGCAGTTGGCAAGATGGTTTCATTTAAAGAAGATAAGTACTTTGATGCCGACTCAAAAAAGTTTTACTCAGGAGTTTTTGTTTCTGCTTACGTTTCAAAAGGAGCGCAAAACACTTGGGAAAAGGTTTTAGATGGCACCCTTTCTGGATTTTCAATCGGTGGAATTATGAATAAATGGGATGATGGATATGATGAAAAGGTAGATCGCCCAATTAGAATTATTAAAGATTATGATTTATTTGAACTATCCCTTGTCGATAGTCCAGCAAATCAATTTGCTAGTGTTGTATCAATTGAAAAAGTTGACGGCGTAAACATTATGAAAGGCGATATTGCCGATTTAGCCGTAGAAAATGTTTTTTGGGATAAAGAATCTGGACTAATTATGATTTCAGATAATGATTTTGAATTAAGTCCTACAAGTGGAAGTCAGATGAAAAATATAGGTTTTGTTGAAAAGTCTGATACAGACAAAGATAAAATGATAAAGTTCTTAGTTGATAGTGCAAAAGGCATTAGTGCAATTAAGATGCAAAAGGAGGTAAGTCCTATGACAGAAGAGACAACAAACGTTGTTGATAATGTTGAGGTCGTACCAGAGGCAACTGAGACAGTTGTAACTAAAAGCGTAGATGCTGAAGTTGCAGAAACTGTTGCAGTTGAAACAAATGAGGCAGTTGTTGAAACTGAGATTGTTAAATCAGAAGAAGTTGTCGAGACTGTTGAAAAAACAGAAGAGATCGCTAAATCTGATGACACTGCAGTTGAAGCAATTGCTGAAATCAAGAATACTCTTGCTAATGCCTTTGGCGATCTAACAGCAATGGTTAAATCATTAAATGAAGAGACTGTATTAAGCCTACAGGCTCAAATTGCTGATCTAAGTAAGTCAATCCAAAACATTTCCGGTGAGGTTAAAGAAGTTAAGGATTCTTACAATGAATTTGGAAAGAGAGTGGATGCTGTAGAGCAAGACACCGCTTTCCGCAAGTCTGGCGATCTCGGTGAGATTGTTCAGGAACCAGAGATGGTTCAAAAATCAATATGGGGCGGACGGTTCCTCACAGACTCCGACCTGTTTAAGTAGAAATTCACTTGGAGGTGAACAATATGTCAGAAGAAATCATTAAAAATCAACCAGGAGTTTCCGTACCAGGCGCTTATAACGCTGAGGGTGGATTTGCCTCCGGTGGAATTGGTGGAGTATCAACTCCAGCATCAGGAATCTTAGGAAATATTCCTACGGCTCTTTCTGGAATCACATCCGGACCAAACGCTGTAAATCCTTCGGGTGCAGCAGGTAGTGGAATTCTACGACCTGAACAGGCTCGTCAATTTATTGACTATGTTTGGGATGCAACTGTTCTTGCAAAAGACGGACGTAGAGTTACAATGCGAGCAAATACAATGGAACTTGAAAAAGTTAACGTTGGTGAGCGTGTAATTCGTGCTGCTGCTCAAGGCAGTGGTGCATATACAAACGCTGGTGCTACTTTTTCTAAAGTAGAATTGACAACCAAAAAGATTCGTCTTGATTGGGAAGTTACATCAGAAGGTCTAGAAGATAATATTGAAGGGGCTGCTCTTGAAGATCATCTTGTTCGTTTGATGACCAACGCATTCGGTAATGATATCGAAGACTTGGCTATTAACGGAGATGGTTCAACAGGATCATTCCTTTCTATTATGGAAGGCTTTGTTAAGAAAACTACAACTAATGGAGATGCACACGATTCAGTTCTTCCAGCAGTTACAAGCGATAACTGGACAACTCCAGTTATGCAAGGCATTATCAATGCAATGCCACGTAAGTATCGTGCACTTAAGAACAATCTTAAGTTCTATGCAGGTACAGATGTTTTCCAAAGCATCGTACGTAACAACGGTACTCTTGCAGATGCTATTTCTGAGGCTTTCTCAAGCCGTAACGGTAGCACACAAGCAAATCGTCAAGACTATCTTGATGGCGTAGGACAAACATTCGGAGGAGCCCGTACCACTCGTGTACTTGGCGTTGACGTAATGGAAGTTCCTTACTACCCAGCAGATTATGTCGATCTCACTTTCCCACAGAACCGTATTTGGGGATTCCAACGGGATATTACCGTCAATCGTCAATATGTTCCAAAGAAAGATACAATTGAATACACCGTATTCGTACGTTTTGGTGTTCAAATTGAAGAAGAAGATGCAATTGCCTACAAGGACATTGCTGCTTCCTAATCATTAAGCAATTATCTAGGGCAGGGGATTCGTTCTCTGCCCTTTTTAATTAAATCTGATATAATAATAACAAAGGAGTAAAATGTCAACTGTAAAGAAAACAACTCAAGAAAAGATTGTTGAAGTAAAAGAACAAAACAGTCAGGCAGTAATCTACTCTGATAAAAACCTTTATTTTGATAAGTATGGACACATAGATCAAGGCTATAATATTGTTAAAACAGAGTTTGTTGATATATACTTACAACACAAATCAGTTAGAGAGGCCAGCGCTTTAGAACTTGCAAAGCACTATGGTATTAAATAATGCAAGTACTGAGACTTCCGCCATACCCAATCACTATTACCTATGATGTTCCAAGTGCCTATGCTGATTATTTATTAGTTATTGAAAGCCCAGACTTTACAGAAATTGAAGAAGAAGTTACCTCAAATGCCAACAAAAAAATATCTTATGTTTTAGATGACGACTACGTAAAATATGATGGATCTTATACCCTTACAATCTATGAAGCCGAAAGTGGAGCAGGCGCAGACATTGTTGTTCAAGATAGCCTTGAAATTTATAGACCATATGCTGATCCAAATGATTTAGCAACTACAGCAACTGAAATTGCAGAATATAAAAAACAAGAATTTTTAGCAAGATCTATTATTGACGCAGTTCTTGAAGAGGGATTTTATTATAAAAAGAAAATAATTGAGTATGTAGGACTTGGAACTGACTATGCACCAATTAACTATAAAAGTCATAAAGTTTTAAAAGTATATCAAGACAACATTCTTCATTATGACAGCAGTCTAGCAACCCCAGCAATTTTTGGAATTACCTTTAAGTTAAGTGATAATGGAACTGCGGTTATTAAAGATTTGCCAGGAGAAGAATATAACAGATCAGAGCAGGCTCCTTTGTTTTTACCAACTGCCCAGTCAGACTGGCTTGGACCAATCGGCTACGGCAACTCTTTTGACAACCAATCAGATTTTACTTTTGTTTTAGAAACGGGATTTAAAGTAGTTCCTCTTGACATTAAAGAAGCAACATTAATGTTAATAGATGACATTCGTTGTGGCAAACTTGATTACTATAAGAGATACGTAACTAGTTACAATACAGACCAATTTAGACTTCAATTTGATAAATCAATATTAAATGGTACTGGAAATCTTTTAGTTGATAAAATCCTTTCAAAGTATATAGCAGATTCCAGAGTTAAAATCGGAGTCTTGTAATGTCATGCGGAGCAACAGACTTTTTGTATCCAATGATTGCAGATATATACTATCCAACTATTGAGCGTGATATGTATGGCTCTGGTTTAAAGAATTGGATTTTTGACAAAAGCGTTATTGTTAATTTTACTCCAGGCGGAACTGCATTAGCAGAAGATATTAAGGCAAAGGTTTTTACAAAAAATGAAAACATGCTTATTGGAAGAATTAAAAATGACATTCGTAAATCAACAAATAAAGATAATAACTCAATTACAAACATTATTATTACAAACATAAGAAACAGTATGGATGAACTTATATATCAAGAAACTTCTGGAGAACGTTCTGGAAAAGGCACAATCTATGAAATTGCCACCTACGATCCAGTTGTAAACCCTTTCGGTACAATAGATTATTATAAGGTTGTTTTACGAAGAACAGAAAATCAAAGTGGGGCTGACTAATGCAAGTTAAATTTGATGATAAAAAATTTATGAAAAAGATGAATAATATTGTTAATTACTCTTTCGGATTTTTTGAAGGGGCACAAAAAGGAAAAACGGTATTTTTAAATAACTTAGGAAAAGACACAGTAGAAGCATTAAAGATGTTTGTTGATGCAAATGCAAAAATGGATCCAATGTCTATGCACCACGTTTATGAATGGGGCAAGGTTGGAATGGCGTCTAAAAGACTTTTTGAAGTTACACATACCGTAAGCAATCTTGGATTGTCTATTAAGTCTGATTTCAAACAATCAACATCAATTAAGCAAGGTTCTTTGGTTCCGTTCTACAACAAGGCAAGAATTATGGAGTATGGTCAACCAGTTGTGATTAAACCGAGAAACGCTTCTGTACTTTCTTTTAATGTTGGTGGAGAACAAATTTTTACAAAAAATCCAGTCAATGTTTCAAATCCTGGAGGAGACTGGGTTCAAGGTTCCTATGAAAAAACATTTGATAACTTTATGAATTATTATTTTAAACAAACATTCTTAAGGGCTTCTGGAATTTATGATCATTTAAGCAATCCACAAGTATACAAAAAGAATTTAAGGGCAGGATCAAATATTGGAAAATCAAAGGGTAGAGAAGTTGGCTATCGTTGGATTACAAACATTAATGTGGAGGTAGAGTAAAATGGCAAAAGATATAATAAACTTACCCTTTCCACCAATTTGGATAAATGCTTTTATTCAAGCAGCATTAAATGAATACGGCCTTAGTGTTTTGACAATACCATCTAACGCAGCAGCAATTGATGACTTAAGCAAAAACAGAGTGGACATACCAACGCAATATGATGATGAAGGCATTGCATTAAATACACAGCCAGACGTAATTGTTCAATATGACAGACTTATTAGGTATAGAAGAAGTGGTTTGTATCCTCTCAAGTGTGAGCAGTTGTTGTATTATGTATATTCAACTCCCAGCAAAATTTTAGATGTTAGCACAATTTTATCTCAATTACTAGATAGAGCAGATGCAGCAGCCGAAGACCTAAATAGATGGACAATGAAAAAACAAGATGGAGAAACTCCTCTTTTAGATTTATCAGTGCCTTTGATTAGAAATGTCTATTTCCATGACATAAAGGTCTACCAACTAGAAGAAGTTAGAGACCTAACAGAACTATCTTCCCTACGTGGGCTTACCTTGAATAAGTTTATTATTGAGTATGACTATCATACTATAAATGACCTAGCCCCATATTATACATAAAAAGGCTGATATAATAGTTTAGAGAAGGCACTAATAATGTCTTGATAACTTAATATAGAAAAAAAATTGAAAAAAGGAGTTAAAAATGGCATATTCACGTGGTACGTCTACAAATATTATCGTAGGTGCAGCAGCAATTTTCGTTGCAGACTACAAACTTACACCAACAGGTGCAACAGCAATTCCATCATTTGTTGCTACAGAGTCTTACAAATCTACACTTTCTGCAGACCCAGACTTTACAAATGTTGGCTATACAATGAATGGTCTTGAATTGACCTTCACACCAGATTTCGGCGAGGTAGCCGTAGATCAGGTTCTTGACGTTGCTAAACTATACAAGCAGGGAATGCAAGTTTCTCTTGCTACCGCTTTTGCCGAAGCAACATTAGAAAATTTACTTCTTGCAACCGCAGGAAAAGATGCAGCATTAACTGGAACAAAGAATACATCAGCAGGTCGTACTCTTCAACTCTCAGCAGGAGATATTGGAGAAGTACCACTTGAGCGTGGTCTTGTTGCATGTGGTCCAGGAACTGGTGATGGAGACAAGTCTGACTCAGTAGAGCGTGTATATGTTGGATATCGTGCTCTTTCAATTGAGGCAGTTACAGTTTCAGCAAAGCGTGAAGAGGCTTCTATGTTTGAAGTTTCATTCCGTATGCTTCCAGATGATTCAACAGCAACATACGGTAAGATCGTTGATCGTACCTTCTATGATGGATCTGGTACTAACTACGTCGGTGCCTAAGTAAAAAAGTAAACAATAACCCACTCTCATAACGGGAGTGGGTTTTGTTGTTTTATGCTAAAATTAACTAATGGCTACAAAAGTTTTTAAAACATCTCAAATTGTATTACTAAACAATCAAGTTCTTGAGTGCTCTCCTTTAAAGATTAAATACATGAGAGAGTTTATGGATATATTTATTGGCATGGAAAGTTCAAAAAATGATGATGAATCTATTGAAATTTTATTAGAATGTTCTAGGGTCTGCATGAAACAATACAATCCTGGTTTATTTTTAGATTTAGAAGAACATGTTGATCTTAATACCCTTTATGATATTGTTGAAATTGCAGCCGGAATTAAGATAAAGCCACAAACAACAAAAGAAGAAGAGGCGCCAATTAAAGAAATATCAAAAGGCAAAGAGAAAGATCAAGGCTGGCTTGATTTAGATTTAGCAAAATTAGAAGCAGAAGTTTTTACTTTAGGGATATGGAAAAACTATGAAGAGTTAGAGGCATCTCTTTCTATTCCAGAATTAATGCAAACCTTGTCTTCAAAAAGAGATTTAGATTATGAAGAAAAAAAGTTTTTGGCAGCAATTCAAGGAGTAGATTTAGATAAAAACAGTGAAAGTGGCAGGGGACAAAAAGAATGGGAAGACATGAAAGCAAGAGTCTTTAGTGGTGGACAAACAAGTGACGGTAATGACGTATTATCATTGCAAGGTCCTAATGCAGCAAGAGCAGGGTTTGGTATTGGAATGGGCTTAGATTATGAAGATTTAACTAAAAAATAAACGTATTCATGATATAATTGACTAACTTAACAAAAGGAGAAAGAAATGGCAGCAGCAACAAAAACAGACGAGAATGTAGTTGTTCTTATTGACGGAACAAAGGTTTCCGTTAGACCGTTAAAGATTTCACTACTTCGTCCTTTTATGAAAAAGTTTGAGGGTATTGCAGCAGTAGCAGAAGATAACGAGAAATCAATGAACATTCTTATGGAATGTGTTCAAATTGCAATGCAACAGTATAAACCTGAATTGTCAGAAGACCTAAAGGCCCTTGAGGAAAACTTAGATTTGCCTACAGTTTATAAAATTGTTGAGGCAGCGTCTGGAAATAGTCTTCCAGATGGTTCTTTACTAAATATGTAAACAAGAAGAGGTGTTATGAGTGGCTGATGTACAATCGAATATTCAAGTTAACCTTGATGCCTCTCAAGCGCTTGCACAACTAAAATCACTTCAAGCACAACTTGCTCAGTTTAATAACGCAATTGCAACAAGCAACAAAGCGGCAGCAAGGGCTCAAGCCAACTTAACAAGCAATCTTATAAATAGTGTAAATGCAACTGGAAAATTTCAAGCAAGTATTAAAGATATTAAAAGTTCTAGCGATGCCTTTACTGATTCTTTAGAGCGAAATAAATTTTCAACTCGTGAATATTTTAGGTATGCTGGTGGTGCAACCAAATCTTTTGGAAGACTTTTTAAAACAGAGTTTAACACAATTGGCAAGGTAGCAGAAGAACGTGTTAAAACAATGCAAACCCAATATATTAAAATGGGTAGAGATGCAAATGGTGCAATTAAGGCTATAGCCGTAAAACCACTTGCTTTAGACATGAATAATCTTGCTACTAAAACTGCTCTTGCAGCACAAAAACAACAATTGCTAAATCAATTATTAAAACAAGGATCGACCAATCTTTTAAATTTTGGTAAAAATACTCAGTGGGCAGGTCGCCAACTCATGGTTGGTTTCACAGTTCCACTTAGCATGTTGGCAGTTTCTGCAGGAAAAACATTTATGGCATTAGAAAAACAAGCCATTAGATTTAAACGTGTATATGGAGAAATGTTTACAACTACTGATGAAACTAATAAAGCATTAAGAGAAGTTGAATTATTAGCAAAACAGTTTACTAAGTATGGAGTTGCTGTTGAAAAAACTATGCAAATTGCAGCAGATGCTGCAGCAACAGGAAAAATGGGTGCCGATTTAATAGCACAGGTTGCAGAAGCAACAAGACTTGCAGTTCTTGGAGGAGTTGAACAAGAACAGGCATTAGAAACAACAATATCTTTAACAAATGCTTTTGGAATTGAAGCAGACAAATTAAGAAGCAAAATTGATTTTCTTAACGCTGTAGAAAACCAAACAGTTTTAAATATTGAAGATTTAACTATTGCAATTCCAAAGGCTGCCCCAGTTATTAGACAACTTGGTGGAGATGTAGAAGATCTTGCATTCTTTATGACCGCCATGAAAGAAGGTGGTATTAACGCTTCAGAAGGCGCTAACGCACTTAAGTCTGGACTTGCATCATTGATTAACCCTTCTAAAAAAGCAGCAGCATTTCTTTTAGATTTAGGCGTTAATATCAATGGAATTGTTGAATCAAACAAAGGAGACATTCAATCAACCGTTGTTGAATTTGCACAAGCACTAGATACTCTTGACCCTTTAAATAGAGCAAGAGCAATTGAACAATTATTTGGAAAATTTCAATTTTCAAGATTATCAACTTTATTTCAAAACATAACTAAAGATGGAACCCAAGCATCTAGAACATTAAAATTATCAGGGGCCTCAGTACAAGAACTTGCTATCTTATCTGAACGAGAACTTAAAAAAGTAGAAGATGCAACTGGTACAAAATTTAAGAAATCAATGGAAGATCTTAAATTAACATTAGCACCAATTGGAGAACAATTTTTAAAAGCAGTTACCCCAATAGTAGAGTTTATTGGCAAAATAATTGAAAAATTTAATGGACTTAGTGATGGAGTAAAAAGTGGAATTGTAAAATTTATTGGCCTTGTTGGTCTTGTTGGTCCTGCATTGTTAATGACATTTGGTTTAGTTGCAAACGGAGTAGCAAATATTATTAAATTATTTGTTACCCTGCGAAAAGGATTTGCAAATCTTGGTGGGCAGTCTAAAATGCTTGGCAATCAAACTCAGTATATGACATCAGAGCAAATTGAAGCAACAACAGTCGCAGCATCTTTAGATCAAGCACATTCTAGATTACGACAAACCTTTCTATTAGAAGCGCAGGCTGCAAATCAATTAACAATAGCGTATCAAAGAGGAGTGGTAGCAGCAAATAATTTTGCTAGAACAAGTCCAGGAATGATGAGACCAGGATTTACACCAAGAAAATTTAATGAAGGAGGAGTTGTTCCAGGAACTGGAAACACGGATACTGTTCCAGCAATGTTAACTCCTGGAGAGTTTGTTGTAAATAAAGAAGCAGCACAAGAAAATCGGGGATTATTACCAGCGTTAAATAAAGGTGGTTTTGCTTTACGTAGTTTAGGAACTAAAATGCTTAATGGTTATGATAGATCATTGCCAAAAATGCGTCCAGGATCAATTGAATACGCTAAAGCATTTGTTGCAAAACGAAAAGCCCAACAATCATTTCTTGGAATGCCTGCTCAAAATGTAAAAAAGGCTCAAGAAAGACAAACAAAACAAGTAGAACTTGATAAAATAGCAACCGAAACCTATAAGTCTCCTAGAGCAAAAACTATGCTAGTTACAAATCCTGGTGAAAGAGTTTCTCCTTCTACTGGACGTAGTTTCCCAAGTTCTTCTGTTGGAGGCGTTTACAGAAAACCAAATGGAGATATGGTTTTTGTTAAACCAATGGTAAGTGAAAAAGCAGCATTAGCAGAAATGAGAGCAACAGAAATTGCTAGAGATGTTCATGGTCTTGTTTCTCCACAACAAAAACTAACTTTGATTGCAGATCCAAATGACCCAACTGGACATAGAAGGTATTTTGCTTTAGAATCTAAAGTTGATCCAAGAATTGCAAACGTACCACAAGAATTTACTAAAGAACAAACAATTAAACAATTGGTTGCTTCAACTCTACGTGGCGATAAAGACTTGGCACCAGGAAATATTGGTGGAAATGTTTTAGCAGATACAGGTCCTGCTGGTGTATTTAGCAGGGCATCAGGTCCAAAAACTGAATATGCAGCAAAAATGCCATCAATGGAAGAACAAGCAATGGTCAACCTGCTCGGTGTTAGTGGTGGTGCTAGAAAGTTTTTTGCTCAATCAACATCAGGTATTGCAAAACAAATGTCTCCAGTTGAATATGACAGGTTAATGAGAAAAGAAATTAATGAAATTTTACCAAAATTAAAAACCAAAATAGGAGGCATGAATTTAACTCCAGAAGAGATTCCAGTATATGAGGCAATGATTGCCAGACTAGAGGCTGGATCAAAAGTTGATTGGTCAAAATTTCAAGCAATTCATGCTGCTGCATTAAATAAAGGCGGGTTTGTTGAAAGAGCGTTTGGCACAGATTATGATTTTGTAGATCCAAAACATTTTATAACACCTACTGTATCTGCAAGTTCGGGGGTTTCAAAAACAGTAATGATGCATTTTGAAGATGCACATCAACAACTTGATCCAAGACTATATCATAATTTTTATAACGATGACCCAACCAGTGCTAAATTTAATAATAGAATATCGTCTGGTGTTACAATTATTGGCCCAGAAGGATATAACCAATTAACTAATGCATTGAATGGGTCAAATCCTAAGATACCCCTTGGTAATATCTCAGAACCATATCCTCTAACATACAAAGATGCTGTAAAAACAAAACATGCATTACAGGCAAGAATACGTTATGACAAAATACTTTATGATAGGGCAATTTTAGAAGGAGCAAAGAAGGAAGAAATACTGAAAATAACATCAAGACAAAAATTAGCCAGAATTGCTTTAGCAGAGTTAGTTGCAGATGCAAGAACAATTGGTAAAAAGCCAACTCCAGAAAAAGCATGGAATAGCGCTATTTCCAATAGATATGGTTTAACAACTGCTGCTCTAGAAGGAGAAGACCCAACCAGAAGAGGTCAAGCAAATTCTATTTATGCAAAAAAGGTTAGAGACTTTGAACACGCAATTGCTCCACCGCCAAGAGGTTTAGGACTAAGGGGTAATGCTTTAAGAAGTCATTTACAAACAGTTGCATTAAGTGATTGGCAAGAAACTACTGATGCTTCTGGTAGAAAAGTACCCGCTCTTCTTCGTGATAAAAGTGCATCCGCCCGTGAGAAAAGTTTTGGCAGTAAACTTGCAATGGGTAGTCCAAAATCAAATCCAGGTTCTAGACTTGGTGGTATATTAGAAGAAGAAATTGCATCACGACTTACAGCAATAAGAAATGGAAGAGGTAATCAAGAAGAACATTATCAAAAAATTAGATCTTTGCTGGCTCTGTCTGGTCGTACATTTGGTCCAACAGGAAGTCTTGTACTTACTAAAGCAAGAGAGGCTTTAGCAACAAGATCTGGAATTGCTTTTGCTTTTCCATATACAACAAGAAGAAGATCATTAGGAACACCAGGTTATGGTGAACCAGAAACCGTACCAGCATTATTAACTCCAGGAGAGTTTATTGCATCTCCAGCATTAGCACAAAAAGTTGGTCCAGCATTGCAATATATAAATGCCGGTGGAAAAATTGAACAACGTTCTAATGGAACAATAGTTCCAGGAACGGGAAATAAAGATACAGTTCCAATGATTTTAAGTAAAGGATCTTTTGTTGTAAATAAAGGATCAACAGAGGAAAATAAAGGATTTTTACAAAGATTAAATAAAGGTGGATTTGTTTTACGTGGTGAAGGCAATCCGTTCGACAATGTTGGGGTATATGATCCAGATCAATTAGAAACAATTACTCCTGATATGACTCCAGAACAACGTAAGCATACTGAGCAACGTAATAGAGAAATAGCAAGACGAGTAAGAACCACTAAAGTAATAAACAAAATAGATGCTATTGTTGAGAAAACACCAATTGGAGAAAAGCATAGAGCCAAACAACAACAAGAAGAAGATAGACAAAAACAAGAAGAAGACGAAATAAAAAGAGCAAACCAAAGAGCAGTTGACGAAATAAAAGATAAGGATACAATTCAAAAAGCAGAAAAAGAATTAATTAAACACAAAAATAAAATTAAAAAAATAGATTATCAAATTGCTGAAGCAAAAAAAGCAGGAGATACTGACAGACTAGCGTCTTTAAAACGAGCAAGAGAAAATGCTGTTCAAGAAAGAAAAAATGCAGGTCAGGCAATGAATAGCGCACGTGAAACGGCAAGACTGAACAGAGAAATGAATAGTCCGCAACTGCTACCCCAAACAAACAAAGACGCAAAAAAAGATGCAAAAATGCAGAGACGAGAAAAAGGAAGACAGATTGGGCAACGTGCTGGTGGCGCAATGATGGGTGCCAGCATGGCTATGGGTGCACTAAGTATGGCTCCAGGAAAAACTGGTGAAATTGCACAAACCATCATGCCAATTGTTGGTTTAGCATCAATGGTAGCGCCTATGATTGGATCACCATTAGGAGCAGTTGTTGCCCCTCTTGCAGCATTTGGTGCTGCAGTTATTGCATTAAATGTAATATTTGATAACGCACAAGCAGCAGCATTAAAATTAGGAGAGACTACTGGGACTAGCACAAAAGCAATTAATCAATATGCACAATTTTCAAACAGAGTAACTGGATCAGAAATTCAAAACAGAAAAAGAATCGAGCAAGCCTCTGGCCTACCAATAAAACCAGGAAAAACAACATTTGGGCAAGCATATGTTCAAACCAAAGAAGGTCAAGAATCAATTGCTGCCATAGGACAAACAATAATAAATGATAAAAAGGGGGGAAGAGAAAAAGCAACTAAAGATCTTTCAGCACAATTAATTACTTCTGTTTTATCAGGAGCGCTTTCGTCAAGCGAAGCACAATCCATTGCAGCAAACATTGGGGTGCAAATGAAAGATCACACAATTGGAATGACTGTTGCAGCAGAAATTCAAGGCATATTTGGTAAAGATGGAAAAGATCTTTTAAAAGAAGGTGTTGATCTTCAGGTTAGGTTAATGGCAGATTCATCAAAAAACTTTACTAGTAAAAATTCAAATTTTGATAAATTAAACCAACAATCTGAAAAAGGCTTGTCTGCATTTGGTACTAAGACTAATGTTGGTGGAATGGTGGCAGCAGGTGCGGGTGCGGGTGCTGCAATAGGTGCAGGAATAGGTAGTTTTATACCTGTACCAGTGCTTGGTACTGCTATTGGAGCATTAGTTGGAACAGCAGTTGGTGGAATTGTCGGTGGCGTAGGAGCATTCTTTGCCAATAAGAAAAATGTTAAAAAAATGGGTGCTCTTTCTGGTGCAGCAATTGCTGATGCACAAGGAATGTTTGAACAATCTAAACAATTATTAGATGCTCATCAAGAGCAATATGAATCAAAAAGACAAGAACTTATACTTCAAAATAAAATCGGTGAGGCAACAAAATTACAATTAAAATATGAAAAAGAAAGAGCGGATCTGACAGCACAGACAAAATCTCAAAGAGAAGATTTTTCTAAAGCCTATGCAGGTTCAACAGGCACTTTTAGAGGATCTTTAGATAAAGGATACAAGAAAGCACTTAAATCCAAATATAAAGGTACGGCTGATGAAGCATATGTTGACGCAGCAATAACAGGCATGGATGATTTAAAAGATAAAACATTTACAAAAACAGATAAAAAAACTGGAAAACAGGTCACAGAAAAGATTTTGACTGATGAGGAAAGAGGAGTATTAATAGCAGAAAGTATGGGTGGAACTCTTTCTCCGCAGGCTCAAAGTGCTATTACCAATCAAATGTCAGGTCAATATCAGGCCGACGCTATTGATGTTGTAAAAAACTTTGGGGGACAAGTAGCAACTCAGGCAATAGGCGTTACTAATGCCATGAATGAGGGTCCAAATACGGCTTTGAATGAAAGAAACAAACAGGAGTTTATGTTTGAATTAAAAACAAAAGGAACTGACAAAGAAGCACAAGATTTTGCAAACTTGGTTCAAGAATTTACTCAACTTAATGGACCTATGAAGTTAGATACTGAAATGGAATTTTTCTTAAAAATGCCAGATGAAGATAAGTTAAAACTTGCAAACGATTTACAAAAAATTAAAGACACAAAAAAAGTAAAGAAAATAGAATTTTTATCAGAAGTTAAAATATCAGAAAATGCAGTCGACCAAAAATATTTACAAGGTTTAACAGATGAGCAAGCAAAAATTTATTTACAAACAATTAAAAAAGTATTAACAATAGATGTGGCAACAGTAGTAAATAGTCCAGAATTTCAAGCATGGTTGAAAGATAAAGGAAAAGAGCATAAAGGCAAAGATCCAGGATTTCAAGTTGAAAAATATGCTGAGTATATGGGCAATGTTAAAACAGAAGTAGCCAAAGCAGAAGGTATAGGTGCGCCAAAACCTCCTGGTTCTGGTGGTTCAGCAAAACGTGATGACAGATTTGATGACATGCTTAAAAAACTTAAACTCTTTCAACTAGCATCTGTAAAGGCTACTGGTGGATTAAAAGAATTAGAAAGAGTTATGAACTCAAAACCTAAAAGCGGTGGATCTGCTTGGATGAAATTTGAAGGAACTTTGGGACAAATAAGAAAACTTGCTAAAAAGAAAGTTGGCAAAAAAGAAACAGCACTTGTTGGTGGTAAACAAGTAAGTGCTGAATATCAAGATTTAATTGAAAACTTAAGTCCAGAAGAATTACAAGATCCTAAAATATTAAAAAAGTATGGACTTCAAACTGATAAAAAAGGCAAGGTTACTGGTCTTGATGAAGCAAGAGTAAATGTTATAGAAAAAGGTTTGGTTGCTGGACAAACGGGTCAACAAGTAAATGACATTGTAAAAAATTTGCAAAAACAAAAAAATATTAATGAGGCTGTAAATAAATTAAGAGTGTCTGGAATGAGATATGAAGAGGCAATAAATTTTGTTAGTACTGAAGGAATTGCTATAGCAATTAACAAAGGAGAATTTACTAAAGAACAAGTAAAAAATCTTGTTAAACTTTCTGAAGAACAAAGAAAGGCTAATTTTGAACAAAAAAGATTTACAGATGTAGCACAATTAGATGCAGCAGAATCACAAAGTAAAACACTTCAAATGGCAAGAATGTATATTGAATTACAAGAAAAAATGATTGAGAATGAATACGTTAAAGAAAAAACTATACTAGACATGCAGGAAGGAAATAACGATTATGCTTTAGAATTAATTTCACGACAAGAAGAAAAGATTAATGAATCTTATGATAAACAAATTACTGCCCTTGAAGAAATTAACAGACTCAGAGAAAAAGAAAATGAGTTAACTTCTAAAAAAATGTCAATTGCTGCTGCGCTTTCAAGTGGAGACATGTCCGCTGCAGCAACGGCAATGCAAGACTATAGAGAAGCAAGAATTGCACAAAATGCAAGAACCAGAATGGAAGCATTACAAAAAGCAAAAGAAAATGCTATTAAGAGTGTAACTTCTCCAGACGGAAAATCTAGAACTGAACTAGAAAAATTAAATCAAGACATAGAGCAAAGACGTGTAGATATAGAAAATGAAATTAGAGAAAAGAAGATTGAATTAGATAAAATTACTCAAACAAAAATGAAACTAACAAGAGATCAAATTGATTCAGCAATTTCGACAATTAATCTTGCAATTGAAGCATTAGGTCCAGAGGCTGCAAAATCATATTTAAAAAATATTTTTACTGTTTTAGACGGAAATGCTGAAACAACCCGACAGACTGTTATAAAACTTAATGGAGATTTAGATACGTTTTTAGCAAAAATGGATAAAGCAAGAGAAAAAGCAGGAAAAGATCCACTTCTAGACAACATACCAACACCAACACCATTTACACCAACACCACCAGTTGGCACACCAACTGGAAGCGGATCACTAGTTACTACTCCACCTGCCTATAATGATGACGAAGGACTTTATGCTGGTTATAATCAAGATGCTGAGACTAAAGCAACAGAAGCCTTTCTTGCTGCAGAAAAGGCTAAACAAGATGCAATCGATGTAAGTTTAGGTAGATATTTTGCTGGAATTGACAAAAAAATGCCAGAATTAAAAAAACCTACAACATCAACTAAAAACCCAGTAACAGCAATCAATTATGGCAATTATTTACATCTTCCAATCTTTAAATCAATGGGTGGATTGATTCCTAAATATATGGCATCTGGTGGATTGGCTCGTGGAACTGATACTGTTCCCGCAATGCTTACTCCTGGAGAGTTTGTAATAAATAGAAAAGCAACTCAAGAGTTTGGTCCATTACTTAGTGCTATTAATTCCCCAACATTTAAAACTCCTGAAGCAATGTCCTCTATTAAAAATCTTAGTGGATCACAAACAGAAGTAAATAATTCCAAAACCCTGTATAATTATAACCTTAGCGTTAATGTTTCTAACAGTAATGCCAATCCAAATGATATTGCACGAACAGTTATCAATCAAATTAAACAAATTGATAATCAAAGAATTAGGAGTTTATAGTGGCTACCGCAGCATATATGAGTGGAAGAAAACGCTATTCTAGACCACAAGGAATTCTTTGGTCAGAAAATCCAGGAACTTTGCAAAGCGGAATGTACGTGCCAGAAGGATTTGAAATAGGATCATATACTACAGAGACTACCAATTTAAATCAATTTTTAATTTTATCCGATCACAATCGTGGTCCTCTTCAATTTAACTCACAAAGAATTGAGCAAAGACAAAGAATGATAAATGGTAATATGAGGTCTTTTCATATTGCTGATAAAAATACTTTAAGTGTGAGTTGGCAAAACCTTCCATCAAGATCTTATTATTCTATACCAAACTGGGCTACTACTGGAGGCAGTCCTGGAACAACCGCACAGTCCCCTGAATACACCGCTGATGGGGGTGCAGGCGGAGTAGAAATGCTAGACTGGTATGAAAACCACACGGGACCATTTTGGATGTTTCTAGCCTATGACAAATTTAATAACTATGCACAAGATGGAACCTCAGCACCATATACACATTTAGAACAATATAACCAAATTGTTCAAGTTTACGTTTCTGATTTTTCATATACTGTATCTAAACGTGGACAAAGCAATCATGATCTTTGGGATATTACGGTATCACTGGAAGAGGTTTAAATGTTTGTAAATACAACATTAAAAAACCATATAGAAACTTCTCCAACAATTCAAACTCGTGCAACAATATTAGCAGAGTGGAATATGAATGTTCCAGATAATATTTTTAAATTGGGCAACTATAGAAATAGAGATACAGCCAAGGCATCTTTGTCATTTGATAAGGACGATGTTGCAAACTTATATACAGGAGCAACAGATGCAGATATTGTAGTTGATAATGGGTATGACAATGAGGATGTTCCATCACTATTTTCTAAAACCAAAGAACAATATAATATGTTTTATTCGTTAGAGGATTGTGTTAAACCTTTTCGTCCAAGATCTGGAATCAACAAAGCCCTTTACATTCCAGGAAGACATTTTCATAATTTTAATACTAACCTAATTGAAAATCAAGAATCTGCAACTTTTGCTTATGATGGCAACGGAGCACTTATTTATGAATATGAAAAAGATTCTCAGGGAAACTTTGTATATGAAAAATATGCTAATGGTGTTGTAAAAAATGATTCAAACAATTTACCTATTAAAAAAATAAAAAATATTGTAGTTAATAATTCTATTAATGGAGTCAGTTCTTTTACACAAAGACCAAGATATTATATGGCATCAAGAGATGATCAATTTAAATATTGGACTTCTTATAGAACAGAAAAAGATAACGATGCAGCCTATGTTACAAAAGAACGAGGAATATCAAAGGCATCTGCAAATAATCAATATCCAATTGAAGATGCGTCACCATTTGTAGTATATAAAGAAAATGTTCCAGCCAACAGACTTATTGTTAAAATGCAAACACATGTTGGAACTAAAAATTTAGGTCCATTTAAAACAAACACAACAAGTATTTCAGATCCACTTTATGGAAACTCCAACAAGCAGGTTCCTATTAGTTGGAGAGTAGAATACTTATCTGGAAATTCGTGGGTATCAGCAAAAACTTTTAATGCTAATTCTTTAAGAGACGATGGAACACCAGTAATTAACGAAGACGGATACGTAGAGTTATCATATGGATTAATAACTCCAATTGAATATAAAACTAAATTTATTCATGTTGAAAAAATATCTTCTACAACATTATTGCCAACACGATCAATTGATGGGTATGCTTATTTACTTGTTACATCATCAACTGACAAAGGACTTTATTATATTTGGAACAACACAACAAAAGTTTATGAAACCTTTATTCCTGAATATGGATGGAAATTAACTAATTCAGACTTAACCAAAGAAACAAACTTTGTCACTGATTTTACATCACCAGAATATTTTATTAAAGATAACATTACTACATACCGTGAATTTCAATATGTTAGAGGAATAAGAATTGTTGCAGAAACAATGAATAAATTTGATGCAACATTTGATTTAATTGAAATGTCACCAAGATTAATTGCAGACATATCAGATAAAACCATTGACTACAAAGTAACCAAACAACTATCTGATCTTGGCTCAACATCATTGCCAGTGGGACAACTTTTAGCCTCAACTGGAAATATTTCAATATTTGATGATGACCAAGCATTTAACGAAAATAATACAAATAGTATTATTTCTAAATATGTTACAAAAAACATTAAGTTTAATTTTTATGAAACATTTTTAAATATATCTGAAAATGATTACAGTGTGCCAATCAAAACTTTATATTCAGAAGGTTTCCCACAAGCAGATGTAACTGGTGGAACTATATCTTTAGAGTTAAGAGATTTTTATTTTTATTTTGAATCAATGCTTGCTCCAAAACTTTTTCTTACAAACATATCAGTAAGTTATGCAATATCTATTTTATTAGATGCTATTGGATTTAGTAACTATGTTTATAAAAGAATAGAAGGAGAAATCGATCCAGTTATTCCATATTTTTTTGTGGGGCCAGATGAAAGTGTTGCACAAGTATTAAATGATTTAGCAGTATCAACACAAACAGCAATGTTCTTTGATGAATATAATAATTTTATTGCAATGAGTAAAAATTATTTAATGCCAGCAGCAGGACAAAGGTCAATAGACACCACATTAATTGGATCAAAAACAAATGATGTTGTAGTAGAGATAGATTCAAATTCAGAAGATGCAGGTGCATATACTAACGCTGCAGAAGAATTTTTTGATGGTGGTCTTTATAGTACTGAATATTGGGAAGATGAACTTGGTGGAAATAGTCCATCCCTTTCGGAAAATTCTGTGCAAATAATTAAAAATAAATTAATTACTGGTAAAAAACTTCCTAACATTATTGCAATTGCTTCTCAAGATAAAAAGATTTATAATGATGGAAAAATTAATTATACATCACGGTATATTGATAAAACCTATTCAGCAATAGGAGAAGAGACTATATCAAGTGCAGAAAATAAATTTTGGGTATATAAACCATCTCTCCTGTGGGAAATATCTAATTATGAAGAACTAAAGGGATCAAATCAAAAATCAAGTGGATTTACATTATCAGCACTTGCATTAAACTCGCCACTTGCAGGGGCAGCCCCAACTGTAGTTGCCAATCAATTAATAAATAACATTATTGATTTTGGAGAAAGTATTTATTTAATTTCAAGAAATCAAGGATATTTTTATGCTAATGGTGAAGTTATTAAATATGATGCAGTTCAATATTTTGTTGAGGGAATTGGAAACGTATGGATAAGTAGTGATTCTGAATACAAAAATTATTTAAATAAATTAAAATATAATGGCAAAATATATCCAAATGGAAAAGTTAGAATATACTCAGAGCCTTATTATGAAACGGTATCTGGAGTGACAAGAATGAAAAATGGTGCAGTAGCACAACATGGAAGGGCTCAGTTTGGAACAGTGATTGTTTCCCATAAAGCAGCCCTAGATCCATATTGGGTTAGCACTAGTAATCGTAGAGGTTGTTTAATGGACTCTAAATATTTATTTGGAGACACCACCTTTGAAGGAACTACTGTTGCTGGCTCTGCGGGTATTTCAAATACTGTTGCTAATTCAGCATTTGTTAATGGTGTAATTAAAAGATTTTTATCAGAGTATCAGTTAACAGAAACAGAAAGAGCATCTATACAGTCTATAGATCCTGCAAAAAATAAAGGATTGGTTCAATCATCAGCACTTGTTTTTAAAGGTAAAGACTTTATTGCAACAGATCCAAAACCAATTGATCACATATCCTATGTTTACAAAACACTAGACAAAGCAGTATTTAAACATTTTGGAACTAGAATACGTATTATTGGTGACATTGGCGGAGAATTAAAAACACAAAGTGGTAGTGTAATTTCTACTGCAGTTCCACTTTCTGGAATGACATATTATAAAAATAACTCTACTTCGCCAGAACAAAATGTTAACATATCTGGAAACTCTGGAGGACTTGCAGTTCTTCTTAATCCAGAAACTAATAATGGATATTACTTTGAAGTTATTGCATTAGATGGGGCAACTACAGATACTTCAAATATTATATTTTATAAAATTGAACAAGGTACTGGAGAAGCAAATGCTATTCCAACATTATTGTTTAATGCATTTAATGAACAAATTCAATATGACTCTGGAGATTTTGCTGGAATATCAAGAAAACATAATGAACAATATACAACAGTATATGATTTAGCAGTAGAGTATGAAGATTTAGCAAATAAAAATACAAGAAGATTTTATTTATATGTAAATGATGTTTTAATTGGTCAGGTTGATGATACTTCACCACTTCCCGTATATCAGAATACTGCTTTATTTATTAGAGGATCTTCTAAATGTATGTTTGAAAATTTTTATGCTTTAACCAACAATTACTCACAAAACTCTGGTTTTGTAATAAACAATCAAGTTGGAAAGGTTTTTTCATCAACACCAATTACTGCTAACCAATCATTAAAAAAATATGCAATGAGCGGAATTTTACAAGAAGCATACCTAACTGGTTTGAGTACTTTTACAACTCCAGTTTATAGTATTTATTTTGAAGAATTTGGAACTATTATGAGAGAGTGTTCATACATTAATGCTAAATTTGACAATGCATATCCAGCACTATACGCCAAAATGGTGAGTGCGCCAGACAAAGTAAAAGAATATACAATTTCTGGTTTCCAAGCAAATGCTTATGGAGCAGAATTTTTAATATTTAATGCAACAGACACTTTATTAGATGTAAGCACAACCACTTCAAACTTTTTAAAAATTCAAGGTATTGCATTTACAAGCGATAGCAGTAATGAACTTACAGTAGATGATTACTTTAAAAAGAAATCAAGTTTTTCAGATCCTGAACTTGTCGGAGATGTAGTGGTTTATTCTCCAAATATAGAAAAAGAAAAATACAATAATGTTAAATTAAGTAGAATGAATTATGGTAAAAGCGCTTTTTCTATAGATACAGATTATATACAAACTACAGAAGATGCAGAAAACTTAATGGGATGGCTAGTAGATAAATTAATGGTTCCAAGAAAAGCAATTGGATTAGAAATTTTTGCAAATACCACAATTCAACTTGGCGATATTGTTTCAATTGACTATAAGAATAATGACAACTTAGATCTTGTTACATCTTCTAGTTCACGTTTTGTTGTTTATAATATAGAATATTCAAGAGGATTAGATGGACCAAAAATGACTATATATTTGAGTGAGGTGTAATATGGGTTGGGAAGAAGAATTTTTAGATATGACCAATGACAAACAAGGAATGATGGCTTCTTCTCCTCAAAAAATAGAAAGTTGGCAACAAGAATTTTTAGATATGACAGCAGGAAAATCAACAGTTAGTCCAATACCGCCAACTTCAAGTTTACGAACAAACGTTGAATCTTCTGTAAAAAAACCAGTAAAAATTGCAACACCGCAATATGTTAATTTTCAAAATGATATAAATGCAGAAGACGCAGATTTTTTAAAGATGTTGTATTTTGAACAAATTAACGGCACTATGCTTTTGTCACTTACAAACAATGCAAATTTAAACACCGATAGCGTAAACTATCAACCAATTATTAATATGGCAGAAATACAAAAAGCCTTAGATCCAAAAGGTATTTTGGCTCTTCAAAACACATCTGACAAATATTTTTTAAATTTTCCTATAAAGTTAGAAACAAAGATTCCAAATAGTGGGAATGGGCCTGCGGGAACAAATGTTTATATTAATTTTTCAACTGGAAACTTAGTCATAGAAAGCATAAATTTAAACCCAGGAGAGAAAATTGAAATTGAAACGCTGCAAAATGGTACAATATATGAAACAGATCTTGGAGTTGATGAGTTATGATAACAAATAAAGGAAAAGAAATTATAGCAAAATACTTGCTTGGAACAACCCCTGCCTATGCATCGTATATGGCTTTTGGCTGTGGTCAAAAACCACTAGCAGATGGTGCTGGAGCCGTAGACTATTCAGAAAAAGAAGTATTAAATTTTGAAATGTTTAGGGTTCCAATTTCTTCAAGAGGGTATGTAAAAGAAGAGGGTGTTAACAAAATAGTATTTACTGCAGAACTTCCAACACAAGAAAGATATGAAATTACAGAAATAGGTCTTTACTCTGCAGGAGGAAATCCATCCGCTTCAGGATTTGATAGTAGAAGTTTATTATTGTTTACAGAAGAAGAGCAATGGAAGTATCTTGACACTACAGAAAAAGCAATTCCATCAATAAGTTCAGCACTTGATACAAATAATGACAACATTATTTCAACAACAGACAGTGTGTTTCAAGCAGCAGCAGATAATAGAATTTTCTACAAAGAATATAGAAATACAAAAAATGAAAGATGTAGATTTTTTAATAATATGCTTTTAGTAAAAGGAAATTACAGTGATATTAAAAATGTTACTAATGTTACAACAGGCCTATCTGGACAAAATTACATAATAAAAAATGGACTTAATATTGATTTATCTCAAAATTCATTATCAGATAAAATTAAAATTGCATTTTCTCTTGTAAACAAAGATGCTGCTGCAGCCCATTTAAAACCAGGTAGTTTAAAAATTGTTTTAGAGTTTATTAGTAATAACAAATATGCAAGATGTTTGGTTGATTTAGTTCAAGGATCAGGTGGAATTGATTTTGATACTAATAGATATTTTGTAGTTGAAAAAACATTACAAGATTTTGTTCAAGAAGAAGGCTTTTCTTGGGAATCTATTACCTCTGTTAAAATATACTCCTCTGTAGTAACTTCAGGAGCAGCAGTTGCAACACATTATATTGCTTTTGATGCAATTAGATTTGATAATATAAGTACTGTTAATCCTCTGTATGGACTAGTTGGATATTCTGTTATTAAAAATGCTAATGCAGAGCCAATTGAAAAATCTCCAAACACAAACAATTATGTTGAATTTAGAATGTCTTTAGATATTGGTAACGTTGTATAATGATAGTGACTTACAATGGATCTTTTCCTACATCAGGATCAGTTCCAGTAGATGCAACCAATTATAGCGTAGCAGCCACCATAACTATTCTTGGCAATACTGGAAATCTTATTAAAACTGGCTATAATTTTCTTGGATGGACAACTAATCCTCTCGGTTATGGAACTCTTTATGGCCCAGGACTAGCAAGTACTTATACAGCAGCAGCAGCAAATATAACTTTATATGCCAAATGGATTTCTAAAGATAAAAATATTAAAAAATCTTTATTATTAAAAAAAGATTTGCCACCAGTTAATGATTCTAATAAACACAGTATTAGATATAGAGTTGTTTCTGATGATCTTAACAGAGCCTCTGCATGGTCCCCAATTTATTATGTAGACGCAGAACCAATTGAAACAGTTGCTGCAACAGTAACTAAGATAGGTGTAACCACTGCTCCAGCAGGAAGTTTTTCAGTTACTTGGACAGACTCTGTAATGGTTTCTGAGCGCAGAACACCAGAAAAAGGAATGGTGTATATGGAAGTTATAGAATATATGCCTAAAAGATTAAAGTATGATATTTTTGTTAAAATTAATTCAGCAACTAATTATTCTTATCACGGTACTGCAATTGCAAGTCCTGATAAAGGATCTCAACCAGCAGTTATTACTTATACAATACCAAACACAGCAACTTCAACAATAAAAATTTTAATTCAGCCAGAGGGAATTTCTAAAATTGTAGTTCCAGCATTAAAGTTGTATGAATCTGGAACAATTACAATACCTTAAGTTAAATGATATAATGGAGGAATAATGGCAAAACTAACAGTACCACAAAGAGGGCAACCTTTAGATGTTTCTTATATGTATTCTTTGGTTGAAACAGTTAATCAACTAAGCGATATTGTTGGAACGACTCAAAATGTAACACAAATTGTAGCAAGCAATGGAAAAAGTAATACAGTTGCAACTGGAAGAGCAGGAATTGTTGGTATTACAACAAACGTAGCAAGTTCTAAAACTATTACTACCAGTGAAAATCAAATTCCATTTACAGTTAATTATAGTTTTCAGTATCCACCAATTGTAGTAGCAACTCCTTTTAACACAGGAAATACAGATGCTGGAAAAAATGTTACAGTGGTTATTACTCAAGTGTCAAACACTAGCGCTTCGTTTCTTGTAAGATTTGATACTACTGGAGTGGCAACTGTTGATGTTAATGTTCTTGCAATTGGAATACCAAATTAGTGAAGTGTGCAAGATGTGGCGGTATTGTTTTTGTTGATAGACAGTACAGTACAAAAGAACATATTGAAGTATACTGTGTAATTTGTGGTAAAAGAAAATTTTACCATCCACCAGACAGCAGCAAAGAGGGATCATGGATTCTACAACAGGAAATATTGAGGGCCAAAACTACAATCAGTCCGCTATAGTTTCAGGTAATAAAACTATTTGGTTTTTAAATAATGATTTAGTCAAGGTGCATCACAGAAACAGATCAGACGGAATTGTTGCGCTTTATAATATAAATAAAGACAGGATTGAAACTTGTTTTATTGCAGAATTTAAAAAGAAAAGAGAAAAGGCATATACTATTGGAGAAACTGCTATACTTATTAACAGACATAAAAAGTATATTCCTACTCTTATTAAACGTGGAACAATTCCAGCACCAATAGGATCTAGCATAGGTGGAAAGCGTGGCTGGCAGATAAGATGTTATTATTCAGAAAGTCACATAAGGGAAATAAGGGACATATTGGCATCAATTCATATTGGTCAACCAAGAAAAGATGGCCTTGTAACAAACAACATGACTCCTACTAAACAAGAGTTGACTAGGAGAATGGGCGATGGTATACTTACATATACGAGAACTGAAGATGGACGCTTCATTCCTATCTGGTCTGAATCTATCTAACTACTGAATGGATGTAAAATGGAAAACGATAACACTAAGGTTTCTGTAACTTTAGGCTATACACTTAATCTTGGAAACTTCCAATCATTAAGACTTGATCTTGGAGTTGTTGACTCTAAGAAAGATGGAGAGACAACTAACGAAGCAATGGAACGTGTTTACAAGTTTGTTGAAGATAAACTAACTGATAAAATTAACGAAGCCAAAGCAGAAATCTCTGAGTAATGCCAGACCGCAAAGACCGAATGGCTTTGCTTTCAAGGTATAGTAAATACCACAAAGAAAGATATGATGTAAAGCCATCAATGAATCTTAACGTTGAACAATGGGCAGCAGATGCTCTTATTCAGTCGTATGGAATTGAAGGATGTTACGATATTTTAGAATACTATTTTAAGGTTACTGAGAGTCCGTCTTGGAATACTTTTGCATACCAGGCAGAAAAAATTATTAAGGCTAAAAAAGATAAAGACGAAGATGATAGAGAACGTGCAGAAAGAAGATTGATGGCAAAGGAGTGGCTGAATGGCTAGCATTGAATCAAAGGTATTAAATGCAGTCTTAAAAGATAAACAGATTCACGTTTTGCTACAAGCAAATATTGATGGACTTTTACGAACACATTTAGATGTATGGACATTCATTAGAAAATATTTTGAGGCAAACAGTTCCGTTCCACCACTATCCTTAGTAATTGAAAAGTTTAGAGATTTCGAGGTAGTTGAAGATATTGGGGCAACAAAACATCACCTTTCAGAACTACAAGGAGACTACCTAAACGATAGTCTTAAAACAATATTACGATCTGCAGCAGGAGAAGTACAAAGTGGCAATTCAGTAGTTGCTTTAGACTCTCTGATTACTCAGACCTCAGAACTTAAAAAGAATACATCATCTGTTAGAGATATTGATGCTACTGATTTTGAGTCCGCTGCTGCATATTTTGATCACTTGCGTAAAATGGAAGAGGCTGGGATTACAGGTATTAAAACTGGCTTGCCAGGATTTGATAACTACCTTCCAAGTGGTATCGCTCCAGGCCAACTGGGAGTGTTTTTAGCCTATCCAGGCATTGGTAAGTCATGGCTTGCTCTTTATTTTGCGGTACAGGCATGGAAACAAGGCAAAACCCCATTAGTAATCAGCCTTGAAATGTCTGAGACAGAAGTTAGAAATCGTGTATTTACAATTATGGGCGAAGGTCTTTGGTCACACAGAAAAATTAGTCAGGGTCATGTTGAGCCAGAGATGTTTAAAACTTGGCACAAAGATAAAGTTACTGGAAAGAGTCCATTTCATATCATTTCAAATGATCAGGGTGGAGAGATTAGCCCGTCAGTTCTACGTGGAAAGATAGATCAATACCGTCCAGATTTTGTTATTGTTGACTACCTACAGTTAATGAGTCCAAACCAGAAGTCAGATAATGAAACAGTAAGAATGAAAAATCTTTCTCGTGAACTAAAACTAATGGCTATTGGAGAAGAAGTTCCTATTATTGCAATATCTTCTGCAACTCCAGATGATGTAAATGACCTTAGTAGTGTTCCAACACTTGGACAAACTGCCTGGTCAAGACAGATTGCCTATGATGCAGACTGGGTAATTGCACTTGGTAGAGCAACTAACAGCGATATTATTGAATGTGCCTTTAGAAAAAATAGAAATGGCTTTATGGGTGAGTTCCTAGTTCAAGTTGACTTTGACAAAGGTTATTATCGCTACAAGGATTATGAAGATAAGCAGTTATAATAAGATGTGTCAATTCATCATAAGCCTATAAAATGTTTTAAACTAGATGGCAACATCAAGGATGAGTCAGACATCTATAGACTAAAAGAAGAATATATTAGAATATTGTTAGTACAAATGAGAGAAAGTGCCTATGTTCCAAGAATTGACATAGACCCAGACTTTACGGTATACTACAATGAAAGCAAAAACTGGTTTGAATTTAAATTGACGGTATATGGAATCTACGTAGGGAAAAAGAATATTGAATGGATGATCGCAGCAGACGGGTACAATCCGATATATACACAGAAGACCAAATTAAAAGAGTTCTCATCGGCTCTGGAATCACAATACAATCAGAAGTAGATTCCGACTACATAATTTTCTGTCCATATCATAATAACAACAGGACTCCTGCTGGAGAAGTATCAAAAGAAAGTGGATTGTTCTTTTGTTTTGGATGCCAACAAGTGGCTAACCTACAAGAATTAGTAATGAAAATGAGCAACAGATCATATTTTGAAAGTTTGCGGTACATAAAAAGTAAAGAACAAGAATCTGA